CTGCATACCCGGAAAACCAACCCTTTGGTTGTTTGTTACCAGTTCGACTTGCGGCAAATTGCACTATAGCATGGTGCGTTAATGCGAGCATCGCCCACGACGACAGCGCTCCCATAGGCTGACCTACTTTGTAGTTAACCTCATTAAATCCAAGATTGTAAGACTTTGCAATCTTTGGAAGTCTGTAAGGTCTTCCCACTAGTAGGCCCTTCCATAGGAGAGCCAACTTCTTACCCATGATCTCAGACAGTAAGTCAACCTGTAAGTCTACAGGAAGACGGTCAGTAGCTGCAGAAAGATCATATGAGTATAATGAACGGATGTTCATTTCCTCACATGACTCCAACAGAGTCCTGACTGGTCTTATCTGATCGAACGTCCCATCAGTCACGATTACTCGCAACCGCGAGAATATCCAATCATGAAGGGGTTTCATGATACCCTGGATAAGAAGTGGCACCATTGCCACAACACGTATCTTACCTGGTTCTTCCAGAAAGCCTAGTCTCCCAAGTGGCAGGGGTTTCCCCCACCACTTGATAAGGACATCCAATCCGACTTGGTCAAATACTTCACCAATTCGTTTCAGAGCCCAGAGTAAGTCTAACCCATCTACCTCTACAAGCCACTCCTTCAGCGCCGAATAATATTCGACATCTGAATAAATCGCTATTGAATCAATAACGAAATTACAGACACTGGTGTTTCCACCAATGGCTGGGCTAGCCTTCAAGATAGGAGGCAAGAGTTTAGGATCTAGACTTATGGAAGGGTCTATCCGAGACTCCATAGAGGTGTGAATCTCTAGGGAATCAAGGAAGTCACCCCAAAACTTATTGAACTCACGTCGAACCTGAGAAATTTCTTTCCCGGGCTCCGTGATTGTTTTCAACTTTAGCGCTCCTTTGAACTCTATCACTCGATAAAGTCCGAGAAGACTCAACCAAAGTCTAATCACTCCCACGTCGCCAGCCAGTATTGACTGACGGTGACCATGAGGAATAAGTCTCGGTATACCAGATTTGGTACGTGCAATGTTTGCTCCTAATACCCACGGGGATTTCACTTGCATTCCACCTGCTACTTGCTGCGTAATCACACAGCAAGCCTTCAGGTAAAGCGCAAGTCCCTTAGGGCCTCGGTTTTTATGCATCTTGCTACAAAATCTAGCGAAGTTCCAAACAACTTTTATCTTAGACACGGACACCTTACCAAAGATTAACGGAAGCAATCTTGCGAAAGCGACCGCTAATTTTACGTCTGCTTTTACACAGACGGACCAGGTGAGGGATTTTGGCACTAGGATCTTATACATATGTTTAAGGTTCATAGTGTTCAATTTCTCATAGATAAAAGTCACCTTTTAAAAATGTTCACCCTTCGGTTCTCCATCCCCTCCTAGGAGGGGTGGGCCGCAGGTCGCCTTAGTAGGCTAAGACCGCCTCTTTCGAGGTGATCCGTGTCGTTGACACAATCTATGTCAAGGAATGAACAGCCCTCCACCGGTTAAGGTGGGTTTTGCATTTCGG